AAATGAGACAAGATAAATGAATATTTTAAACTTATAGTAATTTTGTAACAAGTTATGGATGGAGCTCTTTTCAATTAGAATACAGCGCACTTTTCAATTAGTATCTACAGCTGTTATTTTTAGTTTCCATAAACTGTTGATATTTGAATGTTAAACATTTGTTGTTACTCACTTGCGGATAAGACAGAAGTCTGCCCAGATGTTGATGAACTGTTTCCCGCAGTAAACGGCGAGCGTGTCGCTCTTTAAGCAAAGGCGAGAACCGAGGAGCGCACTCGCAGTCGAGGGGGCGTAAGACGAAGACGCATAAGCGAGACCCGCATGACCTGTTTGATATTCGCCTGTTGACATTAAGCGGCGGTCTGTTTTTTCGTCTTCATCCATGTCATTGATTTCTTTCTGAGTATAGAGCCAAAACCAAGGATAATAACGCCATTCGTCCTCTGTGAATTGAGGCTCCCAGCCCTCGTTCAAGGCGGCGCAGATGATACGGAGTTTGAGGTATGCAAGTATGTCCGTATCGTTTTTATTGTTTTCGTGGATGTTGTTTGTATAACCGTTATATGACCTTACAAATGGGTGTTCTTCCCCAAGTTCACGGCAAGCGTCTTCAAAGGTCTTTACACGCTCCATGATGTCTTTGGGTTTGAATGTATCTTCCCCGAAAACCTTGTGCATTTCGTTCTGAACCTGTTCTTTTGAAATTGCCGGGTAATTGGTTAATACCTGATAAAGTTCCCGCAAATCGTCTCTTTTGACTTCAATTACTTCTTTCATAATGTTTTACTTTTTAGATGTTGATGTTTTCTTTGACTTTTCTTCTTTTATTTCACCCGTTTCAGGGTCAACGTTGGCGGGTATCTCTCCCGTTGCTTGTGCGATAGCCGCTGCCGCCTTGTCAGCCGCCGAAGCGGTCTTTTTATTGGCTTCTTCTTGTGCTTTGGCTTCAAGTTGTGGTTTGACAAAGGTTTCCTGAACGGTTGTCGTTCCCTCTTTGATTGCGTTCCAAGTGGCTCTCAGTTCAAACAGACGTTCTTTGTCTATGTCTGCGATAGTCTTGATACCGAGATATTGGCAAATCATGGCTTCCGTCACACCCGCTTTTGCGAAGTTTGCCAAACAGTTCTTGCGTGATGTCTCAACGTCAATCGCCTGACCGAGCGCAACCTTTTTAACTTCATTGATGACACGTTTTGTAACGGCTTTCGGTATGACCGCCAAGACTGCATTTCTGAAAGCGATTGAAGAGGCAGCGTTGCCTGTCACAACCTGCATATCGTCACTGTATGTTTTGCCCGTTTTCGTTGTTATCCGGCGGTCAACGGTCTTGCATACGGCGTAGTTTGTTTCAAGGTCATGGCAGACAGCCTGAGCCGTGATTTTACGCCCGTCATTCCCGATTATACGGGTCTGAACTCTCAGGTTTCCCCAAGCCCCTGCGATAATTTCTGCCATACGGATTGAAAGCCCTTCAATGGTGTTGTCATTACCGTTTGCGTCCTTTCTTCTGAGAACATAGAAGCAGTCTTCTGCCGTTTCCCTATCCATTGTGGCATAGGTGGCGATTTTGTTCAAGACTGTATTCAGGTCACGGGGATATTGCTTCGCCGTGGCAATCTGAATGTCAATTTCTGACCGGGTAATTCCCGCAAGCATTTCAGCTTGTTTGATTTCAATAATGTCATTTTCCATAATGATGAAATTTGATTGTTAATAAAATGATTGATTTAAATTTTATGGGTTGCTAAATATGTTGTAGCCTGACTTTGAATTTCTTCTTCTGTCGGTATGCGCCGTTCAAGCATCCATTCTTCCAATTCTGACTTCTTGAAATATAGTTTGCGGTTTTTCTTGAAGTATGGTATTTGTCGGTTGCTTGTCAGGCGGTAAAGGTGTCCTTTGCTCAATCCCGTGAACAGAATCGTTTCTTCAAAGTCAAGAACCGTTTTTGAACTGATAAGCGTCAACCGTGAAAGGTTGTCTATCTTTTCATTGAGTTGTTCCAAAGTGATTTCCATATTCAATCCTCCTGCATGTTTATTTCCGGTAAAAGACCCTTTTTTGAGAGCCATTTCCCGCATAGAATACAACCTGAAAAACTTGTTATCGCAAGGGCTTTAATCAGAAAGAAATCGCCCAATGTCATACATACCTCGGGGGCTTCTTCTCCTGCGAGAACCATGAATGAAACCATTCCCCAAAGACCGAGAACGGTCATCAGCCCCCATTGAATAATTTTCTTTTTCATAATGACTTACAGTTTTCGATGTCAAACATTATCGCTTTCAATCCCGTTCTTACGATGTCTTGATATTTAATCAAGAGTTTTTGAAGACGGGCGTTTTCCGTGTTTATGGTCTTGTTAGCCGTTTCAAGGGCTTTGATATACTGTGCGTCAGACTGTCCGTTCCGGGAGACCGTTACCTCCGTGACGTGCGGTTCGGGAAAAAGCCATTCAAAAAGTTCTGTTTCTTTGACTGTAACGGTGCTCACAGTCTTTGTCGTTCTTTTTGTTGTCACAGTCTTTGTCTTTTCTGCCGCCGCTTTGGTCTCGTTTTTTCTCTTTTCAGCTTTGCGCTCCCAATATCTTTCCATGTACTTTTTATTGTACTCGGTCTTGATTTTTTGCGCCTCTTTACTTAGTGCCATTTATACCCCCTTTCTGCGCTTCCAATTTCTTCTCCACACGGCGGCGAATCAAGTAAATAGTTCCTGCGCTGTGTATGTTATATTTCTTCATCAGGTGTTCTGTTACGAGCGTTTTACTCTGTCCCTCAACGGCAATCAGGGCGTTATACTCGTTGTAAATAGCCAAGTCACGGGTTTCCCGTTCTGTTTGGCAAGGTGTCTTAAAAATCATTGTTTCCATATCGTCATTTGTTTGAAATTGCTTTTCTGTATGTCACGTCTTCCATACCATTTGATAGGGATAAAATGCGCATGAGTTCTTCAAGGTCTATTTCCTTGTCGCTTGCCTTGTCATCATCGTTAGGGGTACAGTCAAAGATGTTATGTTTGTTGACGAAAGCGTGGAGAATGTCTTTCATTAGGCGTTTTTTCTCTTTGTTAAACTGAGACTTGAAGAACGCAACCATGTCGGATATTTCGGCATATTCCAAGTCTGTCAGGTCTATGTAGATTGTCTTCTTTGAAGCACTGTAAGTTGACCCATTAAATGCTTCGCTCTTGCTACCAAGAACCGATAGGAAGACTTGAATGATAATCGTGCGTTCTTCTTTGTTCCTATACTTGAATGTCCTGCGTGAAATATTGTTTTCGCAGATGTCTTCAAGCGTCATACCGTATTTTCTCAGATGTTCTTCAAGAAGACGGCGGGCGTTCTCTGCCTCCCCTCCGCATCCCCGTTCTGCGAGAGCGAGAAGTTTTTTGAGTTTGTCAGTAATTCTTTCCATATCAAAAATTTACTTATCAGTTTATTCCGATTTTATTTATTATTTCGTATATTTGTCCGCATACAAAATTGTATGACGGCGCAAATATAAACAAAGTAATTATTTTGAAAGAATAAATCGAAATTAAATTTATAATTTAACAATAATTATATTTACTAATGGAACATCTTAGACGATTGAAAAAAGTTATAAATTGGCTTATTTTCAAGGAAATAGCGGAAAATGAAAGGGCTTTGGCTGAAACTCTGGGATATACAAAGTCTTCTTTCTCTCAGATTGTTACGGGTAAAGTACCTCTTTCCGAGAAGTTTATGAAGCGAATTTGTTCCCTTGATGAAAATATAAACTTTGTTTGGCTTCAATCAGGCGAGGGAGAAATGTTCCTTTCTAATAATCTGAACAGTGAAGACGGCGGGGTGGCTGTTCCTAAAGATGCTTGGGAAATCATCAAGCAGCAAGCGGAAAGCCTTTCAGTCCGTGACAAGCAAATAGATGAATTAATGGAAATGCTGAAAGAACAGATTCAGGAAAACAAAAAAATCAATGCCCGCCGGGAAGGGAATGCAAGCTCTGCCGTTGCCGTATAGCGGTTGTCGGGAAAAGTGTTTTCAAAATACCTAAATATGGATATGAATAGAAGACTTCAAGATATTATAAAGTATAAGACTGGCGGGAGACAGACCGCCTTTGCAGCCCTTTTGAATTGGTCGCCGCAATATCTGTCTAAACTTCTGAAAGGTGTTGATTTCGGCTTGCAACCCGTGGTCTCAATCATTGAGGCTTTGCCCGAGATAAACGCCCGTTGGTTCTTGACGGGGCAAGGGGAAATGCTGAGTGATGAGAAACAAGCGGACTTGCGCCGTGAAGCCCTTGAACACGTTTTTCAGGTCATGGAACTTGAACGTTTCATTCCCGTTATGACACCCGATGAACTCCGCATGTTTGAACGTCAAGTAAGAGAGGGGGAGAAAGCCGATTTCAGTCCCGACACGCTTCAATCATGGAGGGAACGCCTTAATCTCCGGGAGAGAGAAATTAACACCAAATTTGCAACCGCAGCCGCTAAATCAGATGAATTATGCAGACAGAAGACAGCCAAAAGGTAGTACGCCGTTTTTTTGAGGCTCTTTACCGCCTGAAAGATGACGGGAAGATAAGAGGAAAACAGACTTTTACACGTGAGTTTGATATAAATCGTTGGAATTTGAACAAACTTGAAAAGAACTTGGCAAGTGACATTTTTCAACCCGCTTGGTTGACTTATATAGTGAAAGAATACAAGGTTTCCGCACGCTGGCTTCTGACAGGCGAGGGGGATTTCTATGAAACGAGGACGGGGGCAAAGCCGTGAAGCTGCCCCCGTCTCTTATTCCTTGTTGTCATCATCCCCGAAAATATCGGGTATCATCGCAACCGCCTCCTGCTTTTTCTTATCAAGGATTTTCGCGTAAATCTGTGTTGTTGAAAGTTCCTTGTGCCCGAGAAGTTTCTGAACCGTGTAGATTTCTGCGCCGAGGTCAAGCATGAGGACAGCGAATGTGTGCCGCCCTGAATGGAACGTGATGTCTTTTGTTATTCCCGCCCTATTTGCCCACATCCTTAACTCAGCTATCATATAGGCACTGTATTTGAAACCGACAAAAACCCGGTCATCAGGTTCACGGCGAACCCCCATGTATTGAACCGCTTGTTTATTGATGTCAAGGTATTCTTGCCCGCCCGTCTTCTTCTGTTTGAAGATTATCCGGGTAAAGTCTCCTTGCTGCTGAACTTCACGCCAACGGAGTTTCTCAATGTCTGATTTGCGAAGACCTGTCAGGCATGAGAACATGAACGCATTTTTCAAGGCTGGGTATTTGCAATGGGCAGCAGCCATAGCCTTGACTTCTTCCAATGTCAGATAACTTCTTTCCGTTTCAGCTTGTTTGAAACCCTCAATGCCACGAAGTGGGTTATGCGGTATTATCCTGTCTTCAAATGCTTGGTTGATGCAGGCACGAAGTTTGTTGAAGTAACTGACCTTGCTGTTTTGTGAAAGCGGCTTTGTCACTTCTTCCGTTGTGATAATCTTCCGTTTGTCTCTGCAACGGGCGTTCTTGTCAAGGTGTTCACGAAAACCGATTATCCATTCAGGTGTTATGTCCTTGAATGTGGTGTTAGGCTTGCAATACCGTTCAAGGTGTTTGAGGCAGCTATACCAATTACCCCAGTTTCCCCGGCTCTCGGGGTTGCCATGACGTTTCTCACACATAGCCCGGTAATAGTCAAGAAAGTTCGTTTCAAGTTTGTAGGCGGCGTTAAAACCGTATTCTCCGTTTTGAAGTTCAACAACCCGCTTGGCTTTTATCGCCTCGGCGAGTTGAAGCGTCTGACGGTTCTTCTCCTTATCCTTTCTGTTCGTTTCAGGGATAAGATAGAGTTTCAAGTATTCATAAGACCTTTTCCCGTTCAGGTAGATGTCGAGGTATAACGTGATATTCCCCGAAGCGGTCTTTCTCTGTCTGAGCCTTATCGGTTCTTTCGATTTTCCCATAATTTTTGTTGCTTTTGTTGCTGTTTTCGATACGAGCAACAAAATAACAACAAAAAAATAATAAAACGGGTATAATCAGAGAAAAAATTTATATCGGTTTATATGGTGTGTAAAACATTGATTGATTAACTGTTATCTATCATTGATTACACCCGTTTTGTATGCCTTTTGCTTTCCGTTTTACTTACTTTACTTTCCGATGCAGAAAATCGGCAATGTCATAACCTGCATCACGTTCTTCTTTTGTTGCGTTTCTTTCCATAAAATCGAAAAGAGAAACCTCTATTCCCAGGCTCCGGATCATCTCCATTTTACTGTTCCAATAGTCGGTCGCCCCCAGGTCGGGGAAGAGCAGAACACGTCGGTTTCTCAATACGCTCATGGCATCCCGATTAAACGCTCCATTCTTTCCACCCGAAGCAATCCAGAGGTATTGTGGCAGGTAAAAGCTGGAAATCAAAGCGCTTTTCTCACTCTCCACAAGGGCAACCGGACGCTGCTGGTCGGAGGACAAAAGGTGCTCACCAAACAGGCATTGCCGGAGATTGAAATTCTCTTTCTTCAGAAGGGAATGTACCCACGTGATGTAGTTGTGCGGCTTTTTAATCCGTCTTCCGTTTTCAGGATTGTAGAGCATCACTTTTCCGGTGCGTACCCGTCCGGAAATATCCACCTGCCAGAAGACCGTAGCTCCCGGCCAATGCTTCGAGGTTCCTACATGGTAGCGCAACATTAGCTCTTCGGTAGCCTCCTGTCCGAAATGGAAACTCAGGAACTGAAACAGCTTGTTCGTGTGATACAGTTTCAGGGACTGCCTCATGATTTCCGGCTCAATGAATGAAGGCGCAGGAGGCAGACTGATACGTGGCTTTGACATCGGCGCAAACTCTTCGCTCAATCGCTCTTTGGCCATCGGGTTCTCGTCAAAATACATTTTGGGCGTATAGTTGTAGCCGCACTTCTGTTCATGGTTGCATCGCCCTACATAATCGGGAAAGCTGATTTGCTTCTCCGTATCGATGTATTTGGCGAAACAACTTTTGCGGTGGCAGTTCGGGCATGTGTGCCGGGTGCTGACACCTTTGTATGGTTCTAATGTGAATCTGTAGTTCATTTTTCTTTCTGTTTGGATGTTACTATGCACATTTTCGCAACTTCACACCCCCCTCGGTTGCGAAAATGTGCGTAGTAACAAGGTTATTTACTGTATTCTCCATGATTCTCTTTTCTGAATAATGTTCCGATGTGTCGTTTTAGAAACATCTTGAAAGCATGCTCTTTCATCCCGTAACTTTCAGCAATGCCGATACCTTCTGCAGTTGTAAATCTCTGCGGCAGGTTCAGATAGATGTTGCGGTGCAATTCGCTCAACTGTTCCTGACTAACGGCAGTCTGCATTTTTACGGCTGTAGTCCGAAAATATTCAGTCAGCAGGATGGCACGGTTCACGCTTTCAAGGTCAATCGTACGTTTGTCGCACTCTCCACAAGTCCATCGGGCAAGCTGGATAATCAGACAAAACCGGATAATGTAGATTTCCAGTTTGCAGTAAATACCGACCAAAGCATCATTGGTTTCCATATCACATTGGCGGGCATTTTCATGCTGCCAACCGTAAAGTCGTTGCTTGGCATCTTCATCGAATGGTAGGCATTGAGGCTGCAACTCATTATTCTCGTCATGCGAACAATCCTGAGCAATCAGCTTGTCTATAATCTGTTGCCACTGGATTTCCAGTTCTTCAGAAGTTTCCCGGTCGTTCCATCTGCTTTTCAAGACAGATTCAGGCATTACGAAAAGAATACGGTCAATAAAACCGTTACTCGAACGCTCGCCCTTGACCAGTTCGCCCAGAATCTTCTTTTGGATGGTACCGATAACAGAGATATAGGGACGTTTGATAAAAATGGAACTTTGCGTACTCTTGCGGTCTGAAATCGTGGGCTTGGCATTGAACACCGAAAGCCAGAACTGTTCTTCCGAACCGTTATTATAGCGGTTGAAGTTCTTGAACCAGGCAGACAGTTCGTCCGACCAAAGGCAGAGTCCTCTGGGATTTTGGGCATGTATCAGGCTCAATCCTTCGGGAGTGATATCCGAAACAAGAAAGCGTCTGCGCACGGGAGCCTGCGGAAACTCATCCAAACCGGCTTCCATGCGTTCCTTTTTGCTCATGGACATAGTGCGTTCATACTCGGCATACAACTTCTGATATTCTTGATTCTGACAATAGTCGTGCTCGATAAACGGCTGGAAAGCGAAACTCAGCGGATGACTTTTATTGGCTCCAGGGCGTCCAATCAGTGCCATATACAGAATGGGACTTTCCAGCCAGTTGCGCTTCACCTGTACCAGATGGGAGTTGCCAATCCCCACGGCAATAGCCGCAAGGATAGCCGCAGCAACATAATCCACGGGATAGCCCTGACAATCGTGCAAACTGCTGATGATACGCTGAATCCTGATAGGAAAGACTTCTATCGGGAACTCACCACCGGACATTTTGGCTCCGATGCGTACAGCCTCGCCGATAATACCTTCTGCTGTTAATTTGGAGGTTTCCATAGCCGTGCAAATCAAAAGTTATAGCCTCCCTTTGGTTTGCGCTTCGCTCCATGTACTATCTCCGCTGCCTGTTCCTGAAGTGACATGGCCCGCATTTGCTTGCGTCCGGTCTCAATCCATTGCAGCAACTCATCTTCATAGAAGTAGAGTTTCTTTCCTCGTTTGTAAGCCGGAATCAGTCCTTTACGAGCAAGCGTGTAAATGGTAGGTTTTGCCTTTCGTGTGATTTTACAGGCTTCGTCAATTTCAATAAGACGATGCTTGTCGGAAGAAGCCTGCGGTTGCAATGCCGCCACCATCTGCCGGATTTGTTCCATCTGTTCTGTGAGATAACCTACCGCCTGCGGCAGCTTATCAAAAGTGATTTGTTCGTTTGCCATACGTACTCGTTTTTAATTGTTCGCTGGCAAAGGAAATTGGTGTTTTGATGGTGGAAAATATCACCGGAATATAACTGAGTAATAAATAAATTATGATATTTATTGGATAATTCAAATAAAACTATTATTTTCCCATTTGCTAAGAAGTTAAATATAAAGATGTTATGATTAGACATACACATTTTTCAATTAGTGGTAATACAATTGAATGTATTGTATATCTTGAATGTTTAAAAAGGTTGGTAATAATGTTTTTGATGTCTATATAGATTTTCGTCAAATTAAAGATCTAAATCATTTTGTACATTTTGTACAATCTAATCCTAATAATCAGATTTTTAATAAAATTGGTCCAACCTATATTGAACTCCTATCATTAAAAACAAATAAGAGATTATTGACAGGATGTTATTATAAATTAAATATTGATTTGCTTAATAGATTTGATTTTGTTGAAAATACGGAATCTTTATTTATAAAGCGTTCCTATAATTTAAACAATATGCAATATCCTGGAGTTGACACTGAAGAGATTTTACAAAAACATACTGTTTTGGATCCACAAGAACTTTTTCGTAATAAAATAAATGGTCAATTCACAATAGAAGAATTACATAATTATAATTTAAAATTATGTGTTAGAGATGTTGGACAAGCAAATTGGAATGAGTTAATAGATAATAATATTGTAAAATATGTTTATGACATAGGAGCAGAGCTACATTCTAAAATCGATGATGTAAAAAAGCTGTTTTATGAACGTGTTGACGATTATAAACGAGATAAACCAATATTAGTATTATCTCATTGGGATATAGACCATATTCAATGTATGTTATACGTTGATATTCAAACAATAAGAGATTGTTTTAGTAAATGTATTTGTATAGATATGATGAAGACTATAACATCTCTCAAAATTTATAATAATATTCTTAAGGCCTTGGGAAAAGATAATGTATATTGTATTAGACCTGCTGATCGAACTAATGGAATAACAATGCATTTATGGAATAGAATTGGCAATATTGCTTTCTATAAAGGGGAAAAAAGTAGAAATATTAATTATGCAGGGTTATGTATGTTTGTTTCAGGTAAAATAAAAAGTGCAAATTTTACAGGTGATATAAAATTGATACAAGCTAAATATGTTTATGATCAAGAAAAGGAGTTTAATTCCAATACTATAGACGGACATATATTAGTTGCTCCACATCATGGAGGTGATTATGGGAAGAAAGCTCGTAGTTATTCGCAACCTACAACAGATGTTGTAATCTCTGTTGGAGCAGGAAATAGTTATGGTCATCCTGAAAAATATATGTTATCTTATTTGCAAGAACTTTGTAGCAACAACATTAATAGGACTGATAAAAACGGGGATGTAGTAAAAAGTATATAATGTGTTATATTTACTTTGCTATATTCATATCTAATTTAATTTTGCATACTGATTCTGTGTGAGACATTTTACGCTCAATAGTTGAGATTTCCAAATCGCGGAGAGTGTGGTCAAAGACATTTTTAATGAATGTGGCTGTGTGAATGCGCTTTTTGCTGAACGCTTTACCAATATTCCATCCAAAGTGCATTATATCAACGCTTTTAAGTTGTGAGTCAACCTTTACAGGCGATATCTTTTGTAAGGTATCGCCTGAGCTATATTCTGCGACATATGCACATAGACGGTTGAGGTCTTCTTCACTCATATAGGCAACCATTGTTTGCTTCGTATAGTTGAGAACCTTTTCCAATTTGGTTTGAATAGCGCGATTCTTTTCTGCAATAGCATTGGTGCGCATGACTTCATATTCTGAAGGTTCGGAGATTGTTTCTTCAGTGGTAGGAGCAGACTCAATGACATCAGGTGTAGCTTGGTTTGAATCTTTGATTGTAGGGGCTTCCGGAAAAGAAACGGCGTCATTGTTATCTTTCATCTTTTGAAAAGCAGAGAAACAAAATAGAAAAGCTTCTATGCGTGGCAGCAGAAACTGATTGAAAGTTATCTGCAAACTGGAATATAGTGCTGTCAATACAATAACCGTTGCAAAAAATGCAACTGTACTACTGAAGTCATCAATACCTTTTGATAAAACAAATTGGCGGATTAAAATACCAAAGACTAGAATGACTCCAAACACCAAGGAATAAAGTGCTATATATTCTGCTTTTTTCTGATTCATGATGATATTTGCTAATTGTTCAGCTACAAATATATAGGATTATTTTTTCAAAAAATCAATAGTATTGGCCTACTATGGCCTTTTGACAATAGATTTCATCAAAAGACATAATATTACACACTAATAATCAATGAATTGTAATTATTTCAATTTTTAATGAGACTTTTATAAGAACTATTACTAATTCC